TTTCTGATAGTTCTTTAGTTGTAGAAGAGATAGAAAAACTGTTCCAAACAATTAAACTTGATAGGCTGTATTGGGACATCACCAGAAATACGGTTAAGTATGGTGATTGCTTTATTGAAACTATTGTAGATGTAAACAACTCTAAGGAAGGTATTCAGAGACTAAAAGTTTTAAATCCAAATTATATTGTTCGTGTTGAAAATGAATATGGTTACTTGACCGATTTCTTGCAGGAGATTCCTAATAAGAATGATTGGGATGCTTTTGGGCAAAATGCTTATGGCATGGAGAAATCGAAATATATTTCTCTTGATAAAAATCAGCTTATTCACTTTAGATTACATACTTCAGACCCAATGTTTTATCCTTATGGTAGATCAATTGCTGCATTGGCCCACAGAATCTTTAGATCATTACGCCTAATGGAGGATGCTATGTTGGTGTATCGTATTGAGCGGGCACCTGAGAGAAGAATCTTTTATGTTGATGTAGGAAATTTACCCTCAACAAAGGCTGAAATGTTTGTAGAAAAGCTAAAGCAAAAATTCAAGAAAGAAAAGTTTTATTCTACAAACGGTAAGATTGATGAGAGGTATAACCCCCTTTCTATTAATGAGGATTTCTTTGTTCCTATGAGAGGAACGCAGGGGACAAAGATTGAAACTCTTCCTGGGGCACAAAACCTAGGTGAGACTGAAGATGTTAAGTATTTCCGAGATAAATTACTAGCAGCCCTAAAAATCCCCAAGGATTATATTGTAGAGAAGGACAAGTCTCCAGAAAGAAAAGCTAACTTATCTCAATTAGATGTAAAATTTGCTAGAACTATTAGTAGAATACAACACAGTATTGAAGTTGGTTTAGAAACTTTAGCCAAAAGACATTTGGTATTAAAGGGTTTTCCCTTATCTTTTATTCGTGATTTGCGTATTGAATTACCTGATCCTTCCGATATGTATACTAAGAGAAAACTTGATGTTGATCAAATAAAAGCTTCTGTTGTTAGTACCGTTATTTCAACAGGATTATTTCCTAAGCGTCAAATTTACAAAGAATATTATAATCTCAATGATTCTGAGATTGATGAGATTGAGAAAGCCCTTGAAGAGGAGGGGCAGGCTGCTGGAGGTGCTATGGGGGGTGGGGGTAGCTTTGCTCCTGGGGGTGCTAGTCCTCCACCAGCGGGAGCAGGCATGGAATCAGCAGAAAATACCCCACCCACTTCAGAAGAATTACTTTCTACTTTAAACAAAGTAAAAAATAAGATTGCCCTATTAGAGGGGAAAACTTCTAAGCGATTTATTGCTATGAAACGAATAATTGATAGAGAAAACATAGATAATGAAAATTAGGTGTGTTTAAATAGATATATAAGATACAAGGTTATACTAAAGGAGCCATTATGTTTGAAAGTCTTTTTGAGAGCAGAGATAGAAAAGTCTCTAATTTAATTAAATTGGGAGATTGCTTAGGTCGATCTCTACGAGAGAATGTGGAGTTGTTTTCTATTGATGATGAAAATGCTACAGTTACTTATGTAACAGAGAATAACGCTATTATTAGCGGAAAATTCGCTATAGGGGCAGAAATAGTCCTAGAAGATATTGATATAGAATCTACGGAAACTTTCCAAAATAATCATAAATTTGATAAATTTATTGGATCTCAGATTTCTGATTTTATTGCCAATATTCATGGGGATAGCTTTTCTGGTGCTGATAAGTCTTTCTCTAATATTCTTGATTCTTGGGGAACTAGATTAAAATTTGATAAAACTCAAGAAAAATTACAAGAAAAAATTAATAAATTTGGTCCTCAAAATAGAATTATTGAAGACTCTACTTTCCAAAAACTTAGCGAGATTCTCCCCAACCTTATTGAGTTTTTAACTGAGAATAAGGATAAGATTACCAAAGTTCCAGAGGTAATTAATGCTACCAAACTTTCTAACACAGTTTCCCAGGCATTTGATTTCCCACATCTAACTTATGATGATCTTCTTGAAAGTAAATCTTATCATCTTAAGGGTGGATCCAATGAATCCATCTACGAAATGATTTGTAGACAAGAACTTATCAAGAAAGAACTTCTTGAATCTAAAAAGTATTTTGATGTTTCCTGGGCTGCAAACGAGAAAATTAAGTCTTTAGCTGGAAATATTTATGGTGAGGAAGATACTATTATTGAGTCCTTAGTAGAAGCCATTACAGAAGTTCCTTACTTAGCTTTAGTATCCAAAAAACAGCTAGTAACCACCTTTACTAATTCACTAAGCCTAAACGAGAGTGTTTCAGTTCCTAAGGATGATATTCGCAAGTTTGCCTCAAAGATTTTTGAAATGAAGAAGGATGTTAAGGGAGAGATTATAACAGTCCTCAATGAGAAATATGGAGTTAATGTCCAAAATCTCAAAGAAACTCCTTCTTTTAGAAGCCTCTTGAATACTCAAGTAGTTATTTTTGAAGCTTTAGCCAAAGTATCCCCCTCAGGTAGTGTTCAGAGAGAAACTTTATCTGAAATTGCTAATCTGTTAAAAGAAAAATCAGGCGTAGAGAGTATTGATGTAAATGATGTTCTTCAACAAATCTTTGAACAATCAGGCTACTCAGGTCTTCTTGATGCTTCTAATTTAGAAGATTACTTTTCATTCTCTCCCACTCCTGAAAGATTAGCAGAATTACAAGAAGCTGTTAATGCTGCAAAGAAGAAAACAAAAGATAAACTTGCTAAAGTTAAAAATGATTCAGAGGGGGAAGATAATGATGATGTTGCTCCTCCTGCTGAGGAGCCAGAGAAAAAGCCCGAGGAAGAGGGAGAGGAAGAGGGAGAGGAAGAGGAATCTGAAGAAGAAGACTCTGAGGAGGAAGCATCCGAAGAGGAGTTGAAAGACCAAAAATTAAGTAAAGATGATTTTATTAAGTATATGAAGGAAATGGAAGATTTACTTAATGATTTAAATTCAGGAGATTCACTTGAGCCTGATCCCCAAGAAGTCTCAGATGACGGAGGAAAAGAATAATGAGTGCAGGAAGAGAAATTCTCAAACCTTTTTGTAGAATAGTATCTATTCCACAAGGAGATACTATGAATATTGAACTTACAGAAACTAGTGGTACAGGTATGGTGGGGGCTACTTATGTTTCTGTTGAGCCCGTATCTGGAGATGCAACAGGATGGTTTCATGTTACTCCAAGCAGTAATGCAACATCTATGTATCTAAGTGCTACTGGGGATCCAGAAGTTTCGGGTGCCCCAGGACATGTTGGTGGCTCGTTATCTCAAGTAAGTTTTTCACTTAATTATGGGCAAAAACAAGAATCAATCAATATTACTAACAAGTTTGATGGAGAGATGGCTTTTGCTATAAATTATGGGGTAATTCAAAATGCCAATACTAATAGGGATGGGATGGCTAGTGCAGGTCGATAATGGCTATTGTAAATTTTGGTAAACGAGTAAAAGCTGTAAGGGGTGTTACTACTAGGGTAAGACGCAAAAAAAGAGCTTTTGCTACTAGGGTACTATCCCTTAGTGATGGAACGCCTATACTGCGTATAAGAGCTAAACTATCTGGGGATTACGCTGGTGCTTTAGGTAATAAGGTTCATACTGCTTGGTTTTTACAAACGGGCAATCAGAGAATCTTAGTTAGATTTTATTATCCTGACGGTACTACCTTATTTACAAGTATTTTGAGTTACTTCCCAGCAGGTAGCCCCCCAACAAATGAAACTGATTTATCTTGGGTAAAAGCCTCTCTCGCTAATACTTCGGCAGGGAATCACTTTTCCGTAGTTTCTATTAATGCTCCAGGGGCTGACACTAGTTGGAGTGATTCAAGCTATACTTATCCCAATGGAGGAATGTTGACGGGAGGTAGATAATGTTAATTGGAACTATAACTAGCCATATTAACTATTTTTTTCCTACTCATGCTAGGAGAAGCCCTCTTTATAGTTACGCAAGACCATTTATAGTTAGTGGGGAGCCCTCTATACCTTCTATTGTAGTAGAGAATAAAAATCATTATTCCATTAACACTATGGTTCTTATCCAGAATGGGTCGGATGGATATGAGGCAGTCCTCCCCCTATCTGCTGTAACTGATACTTCAGGTAATCCTATTACTGAGGGTAATGCAAGTTCATTAAATGTAGGAACAGTTACTGGAGATTTAGATGTTTGTGGATCTCTAGCTGTTGGTGTGTCAGCCGTTGTTAATGGTAACGCTACATTTGCAAGCTCAATTAATGTAGGTGGGTCAGCTGTTGTTAGTGGTAACGCTACATTTGCAAGCTCAATTAATGTAGGTGGGTCAGCTGTTGTTAGTGGTAACGCTACATTTACAAGCTCGATTAATGTAAGCGGTAGTGTTAATGGGATGCCCTATCCGCCGCCCTATGCTCATATTCGTATGAATGCAACTGGGGTAAATTCAGATGATCAATATAATTTTGCCTCTTCGTGTGGAAATATGTATACCACATCATCTAATTCTTCTCATTTTAATTGGAATGATACAGATAAAGAATTAGATGTTTCTGCAACTGGAGAATATGAAGTAACCCTTACCGCAGCAGCACAAACTGATACTACAAATAACCAAATTACTTGTAGAGTAAAATTAGATGAAGTACTTCAAACTGCTATTACATATAGAGT